TCATTATCTTTAGTGTCCGATTTGCGGATCCACGTATATCAACACATCGGATCTGCTTAAGAGGATCCCGGGATACAGCTATGGGAAAAACAATACGAGGAGCATGAAAAAGCAAAGCAAGGGGGAGTAGTTGCCCAAGAAATTCCTAAAGCTATGCAAACGATTCAAAATAACTCCGGATGAATTCCTTTTATCGATTCTAACATGGGCTCGCGATGAAAAAATGAAAGCCGAACTTTTCAAATATATCTATCTACGAGAACGAGCGCAAAATCCTACAAATCCTGATTCTCAAACCCAGAAAGGCATTTGCGATAAATTCGGGGTAAGCAAGAAAACCTTAGAAAAATATATATACTGGAAAGATGATTGACACATTTAGATGGATGTGCTAAAATCTGCAAAAAAAGAGAGGTAATTATGTTTTTCATGAAATTTTCGGAACTCGAGAAGCTAACGGATCAACAACTTAAAGAGGCCTATGATTCCAATATTGAATCTCATACCACAAATCCCTCTTTCTATTTGGACGAATTAAACCGAAGAACACAAGAAACGCACACTCGAATTATTAAGAATTTGACAGTTATCATTACGATTATGACTGGGATCATGACAGCCTTTACAATAGCTAATGTAATATTGTTCTGTAAACTAGGATAATGACCGACTCAATATCCGATACAATAATAACGCGAGCATCAGATTTCAATTTTTGGGCCAATTTTTGGTCTACTTTTATTGCTGCCCTTTTCGCATTTATATTTTCTCTAGTTCTATTTTTCATTACAAAAATAATCGAAAATCGGCGATTGAAGACCAATCTTCGCATAAAAGTCATAAGAGAATTAAGACTGAACGACTATTACTTGACAAGATTAGCGGAGCTTTGCCAAAAGCTAATTGAAATCTCATATGATTCTGATTTCCATGAACAAATATGCAAACATGAGAAAATTGTGGACCCAATTAATCAAAGCTATAGGCACTATTTTACGGATCTATATCATGCAAAAGGATATTTTTACGAATGTCTCGACAATATGAGGATTCTAGAGCTTGAGAAGATACTCAATATTATGAAGATTGATCAGGAGCATATTATTTTTTCTGAATTAAATGCTATTCCGGGTTACCATATGGAGCTTAATCCGGTCCAGCAATTCAGAGATTTTTTGCTGGAAAGGAAAAAAGTTTATGAAGAACTTAGAGGGTATTTCAAAGGGATTTTGATTCAAATTATTAGATAATCAGTTTATTCAAAATCATTATTTTCTGGGGCTTTCAAGCCCCCTTTTTTGTTCTCCAGCTATCAACCGTAAAAAAATAGGATGACAAAAGTGGGCCTCTTCCATTATTTTTGTGGCAATGAAGCCCATAACATGGAAATCCTCGAAGCGGAAGCTGAAGGACCTCAAGAAGTGGGAGAGGAATCCCCGGCAGGCAACGGAGAAACAGGCGAAAGACCTCCGGAAGAGCCTGAATAAGTTCAATCTCGCTGATCCCCTCATAATCAACACCGACAATACCATCATCGGTGGCCATTTCAGATACGACATTCTCCTAGAGAAATTCGGAGAGAAGCACGTTGTGGACGTGCGGATCCCGAGCAGAAAGCTGAACCACAAACAGATGGTTGAGCTGAATCTCCGGCTCAACAAGAACCAGGGAGAATGGGACTGGGAACTGCTGGCGCAGTTCAGTGAGGACATGCTGAAACTGACCGGTTTCGAAAATGAGGAACTGGATCAGATTTTCGGATTAACCATCGATGAGAATTTCGACGTTGACAAGGAGCTGCAGGAAGCGATCAAGAAAGGCGCTCAACGAGTCAAAGAAGGGGATATCTGGCAGCTCGGGGACCACAAGTTGATCATAGCGGATTGCACAAACAAAAAGGCGTGGGCGAAGCTTCTTGGGAAAGAGCGATTCGATTTCCTGTTCACGGATCCGCCCTACAAACTGGCGTATACCAAACGGGCGCGAAAAGTCAAGACAAAGGAAGGTTCAAAGCTCAAGAGGGATAAGACCTATACCAAGGTCGGGAAAACGGACCGTAAGGGGCGTTTCAAAGGCCACGTGAAGACCAAGGACGGTTTTGGATACCGGTCTCAGAGATCATACCTTGGTGTGGAGAGAAGAGGGGGAGTCCCGGAGTACGATGAGTGGCTTTCCATAGCGAATGAATTTCAGAATCCTAAAGGCGCGAATGTAATGGTCTTTGAGAACTGGAGGAACACGCGGGAGCTCTGGGATGCAATAGAGAAGTACTGGAAGATCCGAAATATGATCATCTGGCACTTACCCAACAGATGTCAGGGATTCTCAAAGAAATACTTCTTCTTCAACAAATACGATATTGCTCCTCTGGCAACCAAGGGCAAAGCGGTCAAAAATGAGGGGTACGAGAAGGAATTCGATGACTATCTCAGGGACAAAGGCCAGAGGCTCATGGACAACTATGAGGTTATTCTCTACGGCCAGCAGGGGGATAGTTACTGGGATAAACGCAAGAAGACGCGATTCGCAAGGATCAACGACCATATCACCTGGACTGCAGAGACCGGGAAATCGAGTGGGCAGCAAATCATATTCGGAACGAAACCGGTTCAAATCCTGGTTCCCTTCGTCAAAATCCTTTCAGCTCGTACAGGAATCGTGATGGAGCCTTATGCAGGGAGTGGATCCACTATCATCGCCTGTGAGATCATGAAGCGACATTGCAGAGCAATCGAGATAGAGCCCATTTATGCAGAGGTGATCTTGAAGCGGTGGGAGAAGTTCACAGGCAAGAAGGCAAAGAAAATTGGAAAATAAACCAGGTCGACCGACGAAATTCAGAGAAGACATGATCCCCATGGTGGAGAAGCTTGCCGGACTGGGACTCACCGAAAGGGAGATAGCGGAATTCTTCGATATCTGCCAGGAGACGCTCATCAACTACAAGAAGAAGCATGAGAATTTCTTGGATGCTATAAAAAAAGGGAAGCTGAAGGCGGAAATATCCATGACCCGGGCACTGTTCAAGACCGGCACAGATGGCAACGTAACAGCTCAAATATTCTTCCTCTGTAATCGAGTACCCGGGAAGTGGAAACACGTGAGCAAGATACTGATTGCCTCAACAGAAGAGGGAATAGCTGACATAGGCAAAGAGGAAATTGAGGAGATGCATGAGAAGCTCAAGACAGCTTAGCACCAGGGAAAAGGAAATCGAGATAAAGCACAAGGCCTACCATAGCCTGTTCTACTTCTCCAGGGAGATCCTTGGCTATGATCGGCTTACCCCTCAGAATGAAGAATGGTGCTGGGAACTGGAGAAGAAACCCAAGAGACTGCTGCACCTTGCGCCTAGGAAGACGTACAAAACCACGGTAGGAACAAAAGCATTCCCGATGTGGCTACTGGCGCATAACCCGAATCTCAGGATACTCATCCTCAACGAGACAGAACACAATGCCAAGAAATTCCTGAGGGAGATCAAGGCGCATTGTGAACGCAACAAGATATTCAGGCACTTCTTTGGGGATTGGGTGAGCTCTGACAAATGGGGAGAGAGGGAGATCACCATAGCCCCTCGTACAAAGAACTATTCAGAGGCAAGCATCACGGCAATGGGATTCGGTTCCTCTCTTACCAGCGCGCATTATGATTGGATCATCATAGACGACCCCTGCGGCATGGATGACCGGGAGAGCGCCGTCAAGCGCGAGAAGAAGAAGCAGTGGTTCAGGGAGATGCCAAGCATTTGCGATAGAGATGCGGGGATCCATGTTCGGGGAACCAGGTGGCATTACGATGATCTGTACGCGGATATCCAGGGCAACCTCAATCCTGAGCTGGCATCAGAGGGCAAACCGAAGTATGTCGTTATGAACCAATCGGCACTGAACGAAAAGGGAGAATCGAACTTCCCGGAGAACTTCAGCAGAGAGGACCTGAAAGGCATCGAGATCGAGGTTGGCGTTGTCCTGTTCGCGGCAAACTATCTGAATCAACCCCTTGCAGAAGGATCCCAGCTGATCAAGCTGGAGGACCTTCAGTACTATAACCATCTCAAATTCGAGCAGGAGTATCTGAAGACAAACAAGCAGGTCGATTTCTATGGCTTCATAGATCCTTCCCTGGGAAAGACCGGGAGCGACTATGTGGCCATCATCATTGGAGCAGTACCCAAAGATGGCTACATCAGGATCCCCGAGGCAAAGCTGGTGCTGGTTCCTCCGAGCCAGCAGGTTAGGCTGATCCTGGAGCTGCAGCAGAAGTACAAATTCAAAAAGTTTGGCATTGAGGAGAATCTATTCCGGGGCTTGCTGAAGAAGGAGATAGAGGACCTGTCAGCGCAGGAGAAGACCTACATCAGATTGTCACCGATCACCCAGACCAAGAATAAGAAGGTCAGGATCGAATCGGCAGAGCCGCAGATCAAACGATATGTCAGGTTCCGGGATGATTGGAAGGCAGCCTATCCCAAACTGATCAACCAGCTGATCCATTACCCGGTGGGTGCGAATGATGACGGACCGGATGCCCTCGAAGGACTCCTCAGTATGATCAAGACAGAAACGGTGCAGATTTACGTAATCTAGGAGCAATTGTGTTTGAGATCATAAAGGACAAAATGAAGGAAGGTTTGAGGAGCTTCATCTTCCCCGATGCCGGCAGCAAGGGGACATCCTCCGGTGTTTTCAGCCTCCAGGAGCTCGTGGACATGGACCGGCACGGACAGGTGAAAGCAGGCAACTACGAGAGCATGGTCAAGGCCAACGTGGGGATAGTCTATCGGTGCATCAACATTCTTGCCTTCGACGTTGCCAGCGTGCCGTACTACGTCAAGAAGAGAGAGGGGAAAGAGAAGAAGGTCATCGAGGATCATCCCTTCTACAAGCTCTATGAGGATCCCAATCCCTACATGCTGGGATGGGAATTGAAGTGGTTCCAGCAGGGCTTTCTTGACGGCACCGGGAATACCTATCTCTACGTTCCCCGGACATTGCTCAACAGGCCATACCAGCTCTATATACTGCCCACCCAGAACGTAAACAAGCGCATCGATGGAGGCAGATTCTTCTACGACTACTTCAACGGCAGGGAATCCATGACATTCACGGAAGAGGAGATCGTCCACTTCAAATATCCGAACATCGCGAATATCAACATCGGCATGGGCCCGATAGAGGCTGCCAGGATGGAGATCAACAAGGACCTGTATATGAATATGTTCCACCTGAGCCTGTTCGCGAATAGAGCCCGACCGGATGGTGTTCTCGCGACCGAAATGGAGCTCAATCCAGATGAAATTAAAGCGCTTGGAAAGCAGTGGAATAAGGCGCACAGAGGCGTCGGAAAGGTAGCAAAAATCGCAGTGCTGACAAAGGGATTGAAATATGATCCGATCACCATCGCTCCGAAGGATCTCGAATATGTGAACAGTCAGGGAATGAACGCGGAACGGATCCTTGGCATTTTCGGAGTGCCTAAGGATCGGTTCAACATGACGGATACGGTCAATCTGGCAAATGCGGATGCTATGGAACGGGCATACTACAAGAGCACCATAGCGCCCCGGGTGAAGCTCAGGGATGCGTATATGACCAAGATTGTCAAGCTGTACGACCCCAGGCTCTTCGTGGAATCGGAGAATATGATCCCGGAGGACAAGGAATTCAAGCTGAAGGAGGAAAAGCAGGACCTGGAGAACGCGGTGATTACCATCAATGAGGTCCGGAACAGGAGAGGATTGGATCCCGTGCCCTGGGGAGATGTGCCGCGGCAGCCATTCAACATTGTGCCAATCCTATCGGTCAAACCGAAAAAGGATGAGACCGAAAAGGATTGGAGTGAAAAACAGCTTCTCTGGGTAGGAACAAGGGGCGATGTTGAAAGGCAATGGAAGGAGAAATACTGGGAGAACTATGTTCGCAGGACGGAGCAAGAAGAAAGGCTGATGATCACCAAGCTCGTTGATTATTTTGAGGATCAAAAGAAGCGCGTGCTTGCTAATCTGAAGAAATATCACAAGGACTACAAGCAGGTGGAGCTCTTTCTCTTCGCCCTGAGTCAATGGGATGACCTTCTAATCGACGTGGTCAAGAAATTGCTGACCATCTCACTGAAAAACGGAGCAATAGAGCTCATTGAGAATTTCGGCATTGAGATCACATTCGATATTGTCAGCGAGTTTATTGATGATTTCTTCAAGGGGAGAGAGATGCTCATCCGGGGAATCAACAAAACAACGTTCGATAAGCTCAAGAAAACGCTTGAGGAAGGAATAAGTAAAGGCGAATCAACAAAGGAATTAAGCAAACGCATTGAAGAGGTGTTTGAAGAAGCAGAGGGGCCAAGAAGCGAATTGATTGCAAGGACGGAAACAAACACAGCCAACAACTTTGGCCACTATGAGGCAATGCGGCAAGCAGGGATTGAGCATAAGCAATGGATAACAGCCGGAGATGAGAAAGTAAGGAAACGCCACAGGCTTAACGCAACCAAGGATGGGGACCTGGATGGCGAAACGTTCTGTGTCGGAATCAATGATACGTTCCCGGGCACCGAGGAATTGTATCCTGGAGAGCCAAACTGCAGGTGCGTGATTATTCCGTGCCTGAAAATGTATGGAATTCAATGAAGGAGGTAGGTAAATGAAAAGGTATCTTTTTTTGTTTTTTGTGCTGATCGCGCTGGTACTGGCTTCCCTAACCATGGGGAAGACATCGTTCAAGCGGAGGATCCTGATTGCATCCTTCAGCTCGGACAGCGACACGGTATGGATCACCAGGAGAGCGGACAACTGGCAGGACAGTATCATCGAGATCGCGGGATGCGAACAGGGAGTCCAGGCTGAATTCTGGGGCTGTTTTTACGGGGATAGCGGCAAGTTCTTGTTGAGATGCTACTATGGCCATGACCCGAAAAACCTGTTTGGACCGGAAACGCTGCTCGACACAGCGCTGGCTGCAGCTGAAACATTGCATGCGGTCTATACCGTGACCAATTGGAAATACAGCTGGTTGTCACTGCAGCTGGGTGACAGCATTGACAAAACTGCCGGGGATAGCGTGAAAATCAAACTCATTGAATACGAGCAATAAGGGGGAGCTATGAAACCAGAAGAGAGAAAAAAGCTGTTCGAGGAGTATCTTGCATGGCGCGAATTGAAGCCCAAGAAAGGATGGACGGACCTTCCCCCTGAAATGAAAAAGGAGCTCATGGAATTCAACTACTTCAACAGCAAGGCATGCAAAATAGTGGACACGGATGATGAGGAAAGGACCATCACATTCCGGATATCAGATGAAACCCTTGATCGGTACAAAGAAGTAATGAACGTGAAAGGGTGCCAGGTCGAGAATTTCCGCGCAAATCCCGTTGTCCTCTGGGCTCATAACCGGATGCAGGAGCTCCCCGCAATCGCGAATGCCCGGTGGATCAAGTTTGAGAAGAACGCCATCATTTCCCAGGCGGAGTTCGCACCCATGGATTTTGCCATGAGCATCTACATGCTGTACAAGAAGAAGTTCATGCACGGCGTTTCGGTTGGATACATCGTGCTTGCATATACCGACACCTATGACGATGACGACACACCGGCAAACAGGATTATCGAGAAGTGGGATCTCCTGGAATACTCAGCGGTGCCCGTGCCGGCAAATCCCAATGCCCTGGTAACCGCATATAAGAGCGGCGATATCGTGATTCCGAAATTGCTGTGGAAGGATTTCGAGCTGTGGCCCGAGAAGAAACATGAGCTTTGCACTGAATGCTCCTGCGAATCGGATCCTGAGAATCCCTGCAAGCAGAGCGAGGGAGAAATATTGTACACCGCATTCATGGAGGGCAAAGGGCAGCCCGAGGAGCAAAAGCCCAATCTGGAACCACAGGAAGAGCCTGAAGCAGCAGAGTCAGCTCCTGAAGATCCTGAAACCAAGGATACCACAAAAACCGATCCTCTCGAAGTGATGAGAAATGCGATTAAATCAGGCGAGATCAGCAAGGAGCAATTGAAGCAAGAAATGCAACAGCTTGGCCTGGTAATCGAAGAGAAGCCAAATGATGAGGAGATAGACATCGAGGAGGAGAAGGAAGAGCAAATCGAAATTGAAGAAGAGGATTCTCAGAATCCGGAGAACTCAGATGAAGGGGATCTTCAGATTTCGGAGGAGGAGCTTGAAAAAGTCATATCCACTCTGAAAGAGGACCTGAAGAAAGACTTCATTGGAGAGTTCAGGAGAAGCGTACTGGGAATCGTCGACTAGTAGTAACCTTAACAAGGAGAAATCGTGAAACTCGAGGAAGTTGTACAAAGGGTAAAAGATGCCCTTGGCGAGGAGTATGTCAAGAGCGTTTTTGAGACACCTGAGATGAAGCAGCTGTTCGAAGCCCATGAGAGGCTGAAGAACGTGAATCCGGATAACCTCATTGAGCATAAGGTGGAGCTTGCTCGATCAGCGAAGTTCGTCAGAGCGCTTGCAAGAGGGGATCTCGCCACGGTCAAAGAGATGGAGGAAGAGGAGAGGAAGAATTATCTCACCTATTTGTATGGCATTTCTGGTGATGACATAGGGAAGAAAGAGCTCACCACCTACCTCAATGAGACAGTTGGAAGCGAAGGCGGCTATCTGGTGTTTTTGGAGTATTACCAGAGGATGTTTGAGATCAAGACCTCCTATGGTCTTGTTCGGGATGAGTGTCTTCACATTCCTTTGACCACAAAGGAGATGAAGATCAACAAATACATCACAGAGCCGACAACCTCATGGATTGGTGAAAAGGTGAAAAAGCCAACCACAAAGCCTGGGTTTGATCAGAAGGCATTGAAGCCCGAGAAGCAGGTTTGCATCATTCCCTTCACAGAGGAAGTGCTGGCCGATGCGACTCCACCTCTCATTCAGTTCTTGATCAGCATCACATCAAAGGCATTCAAGAAGGGTGAAGACTATGCATTTGTCAACGGAGCTGGGACAGATGTATGTGGTGGACCAGGTGTGGGGGTTCTGAATGACCCGAATGTCAAGAAGGTGGTGATGGAAGAGGGAAAGACCAGCTTCGATGATGTTAACTTCGATCATCTTCTGAAGCTCCAGGATGCGGTTGAGGGTGACATGGATGAGGATGGAATCTATGTCATGAACAAGAATATCCTTCATAAGCTGATGCTGTCGAAGGATAAGAACGAGCGATACCAGTGGTTGCCTGGCATTGGGAAGGAAAAACCCTCGATCTGGGACGCTCCCTACAGGAAAAGCTCGCTGTTCCCCGGGAACGGGCAGGATGGAGCCAATAAGCCCTTCATGATATTCGGCAACCTGAAGGAATGCGTGGCCCACGGGGATCGGCAGTCAATGGCTATCAAGCTCCTCACCGAGGCAACCATCGACGGAACCAACCTTGCGGAGTACGACCTGCAGGCACTGAGGTTCGTTTCCAGGGAAGACATCAAGATCATCCTTCCAGAGGGCATCGCGGTGCTCTGGACTCATCAATAAGGCTGAGAGAAGAAAGGAGGATTTCGTTAACCACTCAATCCTGACAAGGAGGATATCGTGAAAAAGGCATTTCTCGCGGTCTTCATCTTCACTCTGCTCACTCTTTTTGCCGCACAGATGGAGGCGACGGAGTACACCCACTGGCAGCTGATCAGCACGGACACGCTTTCTGGGACTGCAGCCTGCACGCTCTATACCAGTGATTTTGCCTGGTTCAAAGATAGCACCTATTGGCAATTGGGCTTTAGCGCAAATCAGGCAAATGACAGTGTAGATTTTGACATCGACGCGTACTGGGGAATGGATTCGGCATCCGGACCATGGACTGATAAGCAGGATGTTGTTGCCAACTATACGGTGAGCAATTTCGTCATTACGCCATATTCAGCGGAAGCTATCAGTAAATGGTTCGAATGGATGAAAGTTATTATCACAGGAACCACCGGAGAAAACGGCGAAAACACAATCATCAAGACCTATATCGGGTATAGAAAATACTGGAAGAAAGAGTAGGTAAGTCTCCATCAAACAATAAAATAGGGGAGGGGCGCAACTCCCCTCCCCTTTATGGCAAAATTAACCGGAGGAGAACATGGGATTGAGAAGGCGAAACAGAAAAGAGGAGAAGCCTCCTGAAAAGCAGCAGCCAAAGCCTGAGGGCACCACGGAGAAAGAAGAGGAGCTGAAGGCTGATGCAGAGGCTGCAGCAGCCGCGGAGGCCCAGCAGGACCAGGAGAAGCCTGAGGAGAAACCTGAGGAGCCCAAGGGAGAGCAGCATAAGGGCCTTGTTCGGGTGAAGCTGCAGAGATCCCTCTATATCCCAATCAACGGACGCCCCTGCGACGTTTCTTGCAGCAAAGATGAGATTGTGAGGGTTTCTAGATCGATTTTTGAGGAGCATGAGGAAGACCTCGAGGAGCTCGAGCCCGGGCCAACCACCAGGGAGATGCAGGAGGAAAAGGCAAAGAAGGGAATGAGCATGAAAGAGGCCACCATCAGCTCAAAGGATTTCGGCGGGAAAAAGGAGTAATCCATGCCCCTGATATCGCTGCAACAGCTGAAGGATTTCATTCATATCAAAGAAAGCTACGCTGACACCCTTCTCCAGGACATTATCGATGGAGAGATGGCCACGGTTGAGAGGATGATCAACCAGCCGCTCGAGGAAACCCAGGAGACCGAATACCACGACGGGGAGGATGACAACACGCTGCTGCTCAAATATGGCCTTGTGACGGCTATTACCAGCGTCAAGATCGATTGGGACGGTGACGGAACATTTGAGGATGAGCTGACAGAGCATGAGGACTATGAATGGTATGACAACGGACAGATCGTGCTCAAATCAACTGTATTTCCCGAAGGATTAAAGAACATCGAGGTCAAGTACACGCATGGCTATTCATTCTCTACAGTGAGCGCAACCAACCTTCCCACTGATCAGGGATTCCAGGTCTTCAAGGATCGACCATCATTTGTGGCCGGAGGTGGTTATTCCGGACTTGATAGCGTGGTCTTGAATACCGGACCGGACGGATCCGGGGACACAAAGACCGAGGGAACGGACTATACGATCATGGAACACACCGGTCAGGTGGTTGCCCTGGAAGCGGGATCCATAACCGACGGGGATACACTGTACGTGGAATCCGGGACCTATACGCAGTACTCCAATGTGCCGAAAGGCCTCAAGCTCGCGCTCCTGAAGCAGATGGCCAACACCTTCCATGCAACGCATGTAGTTACAGAAAAAGAAGGCGATAATAAGGTTTTTTCTCAAAAAAGCATCGATGCAGTACTCAACAAATACAGAAAGGTAACCATAGCATAATGGCATCATTGAAGCTGAAGGGACAGAAAGAGGTGCTTTCAAACCTGGAAAAATTCAAAGAAAGAGCGCCTGCAGCAGCAAGGATAGCTATGCTCACAGCAACAGAAGTACTGCGAGGATACATCGTTGCAAAAAAGCTGAGCGGTCAAGTATTACATGTGAGGACTGATAGGCTACGAGGAAGCATAACCAAGGATGTGGATATCGAAGGCCATGACGTTGTTGGACGGGTCGGAACCAATGTGGAATATGTGAGGATCCACGAGCTCGGGGGATCAATTCCTGCACACACGGTATATCCCGTCAAGAAGAAGGCGCTGCGATTCATGATTGACGGGAAAGAGGTATTTGCCAAATATGCCAACATCCCGGAAATTAAGATGCCCAAGCGTCCCTATATC